CTAATCCGAGTCCGGGCGAACTGCCTCGTAAGCATTCTGAAGTTCCTCGTCAACAGCTACAGCACGACGCTGCGTTTCATACCAAAGCTCTTCGCCTTCAGAGACATCTTCCACGAGGGAGTGAAATTCCAACTCTTCCAGCATGCCTCGCCGTAGACCAGAGGTTTCATTATGGTACCGGTCGAAAACGTCAAACGGGGGTATGACCTCTTCGTATCTTCCTGTGGGCTCTCCCCCCTCCTCCGCGATTCGGTATCTCTTGAGTCCATCACGTCTGACTTCATAAAGGTAATCGAAAATCGCACTCGTCATGACGTGTGCGGACGCCCTCTCAGCATCCGTGGGATCGTCGATATCAACCACAGAGAGAATCTTGGAGGCCATCTCTTCCTTCTCTCCACGTTTGATCTCCCAGTCGACGTGTTCAAGGACTTCGAGTATCTGACTGTCGCGCGAGAACAAGTATTCCATGAGCAACAAGCACATTTGAGCGGACTGTCTGATTATGCAGTCCATGGTATGTGACCAAATCGGTCACGTTCCATCCTCGCGGTCCTTCACGCTTTCTTCATCCACAGGATACGCGGGCGCATCAGGATTGACTTCGATGCTGTAGAGTTCAGCGATACGCGCTAGCAGCCGGATGCGGCGAGATGAGGGACTGCCCAAGGCGTGGGAGACTGCCGACCGATCGACATCTAGACGGTCAGCGATGGCGGTGTGGGAGTGTTCGCGTACGCTTTCGATACGCTGAGCGATTTCAGTCGGCGTTCTATATGGCATAGATGCGTAGGATTACTCATCGAGGCGGCGGATGAACCAACCCGATCAGTGTAGTTGCGTTTCCATCACCGACCATCCAGAATTCAACCTCTCTACCTGATAGAGGACTTCTCTCTGATCCCCATACAAAGAAAAAGCGACGCAGTAGACGCGCCGCTTTTTTCCACAGATGTGGACTAAGCTGTATCGTCCGTGTCAGATTGTGCCTCCCATTCGTGGCATCTGCCGAAGGGGCCGGACTTTTCGCAAAAGCGCTGGAGCTCAGAGAGGATGGGCCCCAGGCCCGGGGATCGACCCCCGGGCCAGCCCGCTGGGACTGTAGTTGTTATTGGGCTTCCTGGAGCTCGACTTGGGCGTCGATGCCTAAGTGGTCTCGGGCCGTAAACACTAGGGCGTAAGCCACGTCGCTAATGTCCCGAACCTGCTCAACGAGCTCTTTCCACCTGCCTTCGGAGATGTCGAAGCGCTGGGGTTTCGTGTCAGGGAGCCTCGCGGCGTCTTCGAGCTCCGCCGCTACGTGAGTTGACTGATGGGCCTGGAAGGCGCTCATCTCCGAGTAGTCGCGGAGGACGGACGCGGCCCAACGGATCTCCTTCTCGTCCCAGCCCGCCTCTTTGAGAAACTGGAGCGCCTGGCTGTACACGTTCACGCGGTCTTGGACCGCTTGGCTCGCAAAGCGTGGAAGGTCGTAGCCTTCCAGCCGCTCAGCGATGTGCTCAGGTACTTCGATCTCGAAAGTCATGGGTAGGTTTCGGTTTGAGTGCGGTTAGATGACAGCGTCTTCTCAGTGTCATTATGTGGAGCCTCACATCGGCCTCCACTCGCACCGCACTGTTCATCCGGTCCAGCAAGAAGGCCCACTTGGTCCGGCTGAGGGGATCTATCTGGACCGGCTCGACGATGAGACTGGGCGCACATCTCACATCTGATTCGATCTGAGGGCGTTTTGCGGCGCTGAGGCACGGTATCCCAGCTCGGCCCGGGGGAGCTCTCAGCAGACGAATCTTTTTGATCGCTACCCAGCAAGATCGGGCCGCGCCGGTCGGTCTTCAGCGACACGCTCGGGAATTCCTCCCGGCGGACGAGCCGGCTGGCTTTCCTCGACAAAGCCCGGGCCGACCTCCTCTCTCGTATTACTGCCGGGACCAGCGTCAGACGAGCTTCTTGCAGTGCCGGTGGACCCGGCCGAGGCGGCTGATTCGCGACTCTCCCTCGAGCAGCTCTCCGCACCAGGCGCACTCTTTGCCGCTGTGCTGGTGCTCTTGCTCGTCTCGGCCGTCTCGCTTTCGGTTTCGCTCGTTTCGTTTTTTGCGCATGGTGTTTCCTCACTGTTGGGTTCGGGGAGTTCAGGGGGTTCGATGGATTCGACTTCGAAGAAGGCGGGCATTGGATCGTCCTTGCCCGCGAAGTTTGCAAGCTCTTTGCACCGCTTCTGGAGGCGCTCGTTCAGGTCCTTGGTCCGGGCCCGCTTGCTTCGCATGCGGACGTAGGCGCCGTCATGGAGCCACAGCGCGACGTTGAAACGGTTTCGGCTTTTCTCCTGCTCCCCGTCCCGCTCCATCTCCAAGATGACCTGCATGGCGCTCTGCTCGTAGGACTGGGCGAGCGTGGCCATGGCTGAGCGGGGGTCAACGCCATCGCCGTCGGCATCCATCTCCTGCTCGATCTCGATGCGGATACCGGTGGGGCCGACGAGTACGTCGCCGACCTCCATCTCAGCGAGTTTCGCATCCCGTTTACGGAGGAGCTCCGCGATGATGGGATGGCCGCGGAAGTGCTCGCCCGCTTCCTCGCCTAAGATGTCCTTCAGGTCTCTCGTCACCTGGGCCTGGATGGAGGGGGCGTGCATGCCGTAGACCGCGGAGTACACGGCACGTTTGAGGGCTGCCTTCACGGTTTCGTACAGCTCGTCTTCGGGTTCCGGGGGCTCTCCGTCAAAGAACTCCTCGTAGTGGTCCTGGATTAGGTCATCCCAGATGCTATAGTCATCATCGGCGAGCTTTTCCATCGCCTCGTCGGCGCCCCAGAGCCACGCGGCGATGAGGAGATGGGCACTCTTCAGATCCACCTCCACGAAATCCTGGCAGAGGATGGCACGGACCTCAGATGGGAGATCCAGGACCCCGCGATTGAAGCCGAAGACGCGATCGGTACGGCCGGTCGAAGAGAAGGTGTAAAAGGGTTGGTGCTGGTCCTCGATGGCGTGTAAGGCCAGGAAGTACTTCCGACGCTCGGTCCGCTTCTGCTCCCGCTTCCGCTGCTCCCACTCGACCCAGCTCTCGCCTTCCTTCTTGCTGATGTCGGGGTCGATGTCCACACGTCGAACATACTGGTAGGCCTTGTCGATGTGGCTCTGCATCTTCGATGTGAGATTGGAGGAGCGGAGGTCCTTCCCACACCCGAAGTTCAGCATCTCAAAGGTCTTCTGCGCGCCCACAGACGGCGCGTTGTGCCGATCCTCCTGCAACCCCTCCGCGATGTCCTCGCGCCTCTGCGTGACCCTTTTATCCGTGTACGGCTTGCCGCTCAGAATATAGACGCGATTGCCATACGCCGAGGCCGACGTTTCCAGATCCTGGTCCACGACGCTGCGTAGCTCCCGCGGTAGCCCGTCATCCTCGATGAGACGGCAACGCCGGTTGGGGATGTGTGGCAGGATCTCGATGTCGAGATGTCCGCGCAGGTGCTCCAGCACCTCCTGCCCCGTGTCCGCCTCGCCGCGGGCCATCCACAGCAGCGCGTCATTCGGGAGGACGCGGAGACCGGTGTGCTCATCGTACCAGCTCGTCCACTCGCAAAAGACGCACCAGCGGAAGAGCACCTCGTCCTCGCGGGCCGCGGGGACGTGTCCGTAGATGGCTTCGCGGGTGGCGTTCTCGCAAGTGCGGCGGCGGAGGGAGCTTGGCTTCCAAGCTCGCTCGTCGGAAAGTTGTCCACTATTTTCAGTCGACTGATCCGATTGTTGGCCGCTATCTCTGGAAAGTTGTCCACTATTTTCGCTGCCGGAATCGGTGTCTGCGGCCGCTGAGCGGGTGTTTTTGAGCAGCAGATCGGCATCTGCGGCGGCTGAGCGGTCGTTTTCGCCGCCTCCGATCCACTCGAGATCGCCCCCGAAATGGTCGGATTGAAAATCCATATGGGGGAAGAGGACGGGGGGTGGTGCCACCTCCCCACCTTCCCAGTAGGTTTCCAGGGGGCTTGGGTTTGGAGAGGTTAGGGAGTCGGCGACGCTCCCGAAAGCGGCGAGCGGCAGACCAGTGGACAACTCGCCGGCCAGGAGCAGAGCCAGTTGGCCCTTATGATCTCTTCGATGGACGCCCCGCGCCACAGTTCTCTCTCGTTCCATCACCACCTTCGTCAGCCAAGCCAACATCTCCGCAGAGAATCCAAGCTCCGCAGCGACCTCGCGGGCACCGAGCACGTCGAAGCTGAGCTCATACTGTGTCCGGGAAGGGCAGCGAGGACCGTCCGGTGTGCGGATCGGCTGAGGTGGAGACGAGGAGAGGAGGCGTGTGTCGGAGAGCTCGCTCACGCCCAGTTGCTCCACCTCGCTACTCATCTCGAGCGTGGAGTAGATCTCGCTGGCAGATGGATCCTCATCGAAAAGGTTGGCGACGACGAAGACAAGCTCCACGTAGGCGCCCGGGCTAACCTCGACTTGATCGGCCGTCCGCCATGCCGTCACGAGTGTGCTGGCGAGGGGGTCCTCGAGACGATCCACATCATAGCCATGTGGTAGAGTCGGATCATCTCCGCTCCGAGCTATTTTATTCAGTGCTCGACTTTCCATGGGTTCTGTTCTGTCTCTTGTGGTCGGGCCGGCCGTCCTAGCGGCCGACTTGCAGGTATCGAAGGTCTTGCCCCCAGCGCGGTAGCAGCCGCCTGGGGGCACTTTCTACGATGCTCGTGGTCTTTTCCCCTCCCCGCTTCCTTTCCGGATCATCCTGGCCGCTCCTGCTCGCGTCGAACGAGCGCTTCCATCGCCAGCAGATCCATCACTGTCACCTCAGCGTCGTCGCGCAGCTTTTGTCCTAAATACGCCTGGGAACGGCCGAGCGCCTCGCTGATCTCGCGCTGGCTCCGGGCCGGGATCTGACGTCGGAGTTTTTCTAGGTGCATCCGTCGGCTCCGCTGGTCCATCTCGTCGTAGGGGGTCATAACAAGGAAGGAGTCTTTCGGTGAGGATCAGTGGTCCTAACGGATAATTATTATCCGTGTTTCAGGTCACGCCCGCGCACGCGCTAATCCTCTTATAGGGTCCGCGGAGACGCCGGTCAGAGAGGCTGGAAAGCCAGCCGGCCCCGGCGACGCCTTCCCGCATAGTAGAGGTTGAAGCGAGACACTAATCACGTGAGATAGGGGCCACGACCAGTGGCCACGAAGACAGACGACCCCCGCATCCGCGCGATCGAGAAATCGGCAGTTTACGGCCTCTTCCACAACGGCCTACTCATCTACATCGGCGCTACCAGGCTGGACTTAAAGCGCCGATTGAACCTTCACGCAGTGGCCGCACGGGTCGGGCAAAAACATCTTCCCGTCTCCGAGCACATCCGAGAACACGTCGCCGACGAGCGGGAGGAGCTTCAGATCCGTGAGCTCGACTTCGACTCGGAAGAGGAAGCGCTGAAAGAGCTCGGTAGTAGCACACTCAACATTCGCCGAGGTGGGGGCGGAGTCAGCGAAGAAGACCTCTACGACTGGAGTCCCGCGGAGCTCGACGTCCTGGAGGAGAAGGGGCCGACAAAGGCTTCCGAAACGCTCGATGCCTCCTACACAGACTGCTGCGTCGCTGCGAGAAAACTGGAGATCGGCGAGACCCGCTCCCAACACCTCTCCGACACGGCCGTCAGGAAGATCTGGACGCAGTATCATCTCGACGAGGAGCAGACGTACGCGGAAGTCGCCAAGAAGGTGACAGCCGATGTGAGTGGCCGACAGGTCGGCGGGATCGTGCGGGAGGACAACTATCAGCACGTGCCCAAACCCTCGAAGACCGCCATCGAGGCCGCAGAGGCCTATGACGACATCGTCCGCGAGGAGGCCGCTGTGGGCGTCAAAAAGATAGGAGCGCGGTAATGGACACACTACTCTACCTGGTCACACGCGCTTGCATGGCTGTCGTCGCGCTTATATGCCTCGATACGCTCGCAGGCACGACTCATGCTGTCCAGCCCGTGAGCATCACCGCCGCGGCAGGGCTGATCATCATCGCCGACGTGATCGCCTACAGCAACAATGGGACAAGTCCATGATCGACAAGCTTCGCAGCATCCGCGACCGGATCTCGGACGTCTTCACCTCCTCCATCAACAAGCTGGAGCCTGATGCTCGCTCCGCTCCCGCTCCCCGGGAGGAACGGGCCGCCAACCAGCGTAAAGAACTCGAAAAGCTGACGGGGGAGGTCCGTCAGACTCACGAGCAGCTTCAGCAAATGCTCGAAGAGATACACGACCTCCTCGATGAGGACGAGGACGAGGTGTATTACCAGAGCTTCGGGTACTTCGTCGACGACCTCAAGATAGATGAGGACCTCAGCAGTGAGACCTGACAAAAGCCTCATCGAAGACGAGGCGAGGGAGGAAGTCAAAGATGCCCTCGCCTCCTACCCCACATCCAGACATGTCCTCCTCTACGCAGCCTTCGACCTCCTCCAGAACCATCCTGACGTCGACCACGGCTGGAATGCCTTGCAGGAGAGATCGAACCTCCCTTCCGAGAAACTGGCGGACGTTCTCATCAGAGTCGACGAGCACCTCAACGCCAGAATTGAGGAGTACATGCATGAATGACCTAATCAGCAAACTCGAAGACTGGCAGCGCCGCGCCCAGCAGATCGCCGACGCAGCCGATTCGGCCGGCACGAAAAAGGCTGTGCAGGAGACAGAAATGAGAGAGGAGGAGCAACGGGCGGCCCAGCGGCTCTTCGCCTCCTGCCACGAGATAATTGAGGAGGTGTGCCGCTACGTTCTCCGCAACGAGCAATCAGGCGAGGAGACGCCCTCGATCGAGTTCGAAGGGCTGCTGCATCAGTCGTACTTGCATTTCCTTAGAAGCCTCGTCCGCTACGATCCCGATCGGGGCGAACTCGAGCCCTACCTGAGACACGCAATGGGCGCCCGTCTCAAGGCCTACGTGCAGTCCAAGTCGACTCACCGCGACCACCGGGACGAAGAAGAGAAAGAGGCCGTCCCCAGCACCACGAGCTTTCGCCGATTCGACATTATAGCGATTGTAGCCGAGTTGATCGAAGACGGTCGGCTGGGCGCAGAGGAAGAAGGGTGGGACGGGCTCACCGAGGTTCCCTAACCCACGGTCGCTTTATTGACACGACGAGGGCACATCGCACTTCTCGCAGGCGCCGCGCCCTCCACCTCTCCCCAGCCCTTCAAAGGCTGGGGCGCCTGCATTTCCACTTGCTCTGCAAAAGCTTCGCTCCCGCCATGATCGAAGTCGAGAACAGCCAACTTCTTGCCTCGCAAGACGCGCTCCAGACGCTGGCTCAGAAGCCGCTGAGCGGCGTCTACTCACTCCGACTCCGCGACATCCTCGACCATGTGGAGCAACGGCTGGGCCGCCTCCAGGAGGTGCAGCAGGACCTGCAGGAGCGGGAGGATCTCTCCCCAGAAGAGGCAGATGAGGAATGGCGAATGGTCCTCGAAGACACGCTCGAAATCGACAAGGAGCCGCTTCCGGAAAAGGCGATCGAAGGCATCGAGATCAGCGCAGGCAAGCTGGTGGCGCTTGATTGGCTGATCGCAGATGAGGGCGGGCACCAATGATTTCGTTCACCGACCTCGACCGACGGAGCGGCTGGGCGCAGAAGCGTTTTATCTACCGCTTCCCACCCGGTGGCGGCCAGCGCAAAGTGGAGGTTCGGTACCGCCAGCGGTCGAGCGTCGAATGGGTTTGCTTCTTGAACTGAGGACTCCCTGATGTCCAACGAACCTACAGACGGATCCACATTTGAGCGGGTTTGGCAGGGGCTGAGTGAAAACCAGAAGAGGTACGTCCTCGCCCGAAAGGAGCACACCAGCAAGTCCGACGCAGCCGAAGCGGTGGGCCTCAATCCCGACACAGTGTACCGCTGGTCCGACGAAGTCGAACGGGCGGTTGAGCTGCTGTTGGACGAGGCGGCCGCCAATGCCCGCGTCATGCTCGAACAGGCAGTCGCCAAGGCCGCTCTCACGAAGATCGACGGTCTCGACTCCTCCAATGAGTGGGTCCAACAAACCGCTGCCAAGGAGATTCTGGATCGCGTGTTGGGCAAGGCGGTCAAGCGGAAGGAAGTAAGTGAAAGCTCCGAGGAGCAGGTCACCTTCGCCCTCCCGGAGAACGGCCGTGAGGGCGCCTCAGATGACGATTAAGCCGCAGCCCGGTCCCCAACAGCAGTTCCTCAGCTGCCCGGCAGACGTCGCTCTCACCGGCGGAGGCGCTGGTGGAGGGAAGACGTGGGGTCTTCTACTGGAAGGTCTCCGACACGCCTACAACCCCAACCTCCGCTATACGCTGTTCAGGAGAACGTACCAACAAATTAAGCAGCAGGGCGGCCTGTGGGACGAGGCAGCCAAGCTGTACGGCCGTATAAAGGGTGCCACCTCCATCGAATCGCCCCCGACGTGGCGCTTTTCGGAGGGCGGGGAGGTGCAAATGAGGCATTTGCAGTACGAGAAGGATCGCTTCCAGTATCAAGGGGCTCAGATCCCGCTCATTGGGTTTGACGAGCTGACGCATTTCACCCGGAACCAGTTCTTTTACCTTCTTAGCCGCAACCGGTCGGCCAACGCCGGATTCGCGCCCTACGTCCGGTGCACCTGTAATCCTGATCCGAACTCGTGGGTGCGGGCATTCATCGACTGGTGGATCGGCGACGACGGGTTTCCGATTCCGGAGCGCTCCGGGACGGTTCGCTTCTTCATGAGGGGCCCAGAAGACGGATTCCTGTGGGCGGACTCCCCACAAGAGATCGTGGAGGAGTCTACCTACGCCCAGGAGCAGGTCGAAGAGACCGAGCGGCAGCTCCGCGAGGCCGGCATCGACGCGGACGCAAAGCGACTGTTGATCAAGAGCTTCACGTTCATCCCATCGACCGTCCAGGACAATCCTGCCCTTCTGAGAAACAACCCCGAGTATTTGGCCAACCTCCGCTCTCAGGACAAGGTCACGAGGAAGCAGCTCCTCGGTGGCAACTGGGACGTCGTTCCAGCTGCGGGCCTCTATTTCCAGGAGCACTACTTCCCGACCCTCGACGTAGGCCCGGATGACATCGACAAGGTGGTCCGTTACTGGGACATGGCCGCGACGCGCCCACATCCCGACAACAATGATCCGGACTACTTGGTCGGTTGCCTATTGGGCGAACTCTCCACTCCCATCGACGGCACCAAATACGTCGTCCTAAACGTCGAGCGGCACCGCGAAAGCCCCGGAGAGGTCAAGTCCATTGTCAAACGAACCGCCGAGCGGGATGCCGACAAATACGGCCGTGACCTCCGCATCCGCATGGAGCAGGAGCCCGGCTCAGCGGGGAAGTCCCAGATCCACGACTACGAGTCGCTTCTGTCGGACTACGATTTCGACGGGGACAAGGTCACTGGCGACAAAGTCACCCGTGCAGAAGCCCCCTCCGCCGCCGCCGAGCCCACCGACGAGCGGCCGGAGCGGGAGATCGGAATCGTCGATGCGGCGTGGACCGACGCCTTCATCCAAGAACTCGAACAGTTCCCCGAGGGCGACCACGACGACCAGGTCGATGCTCTGAGCGGCGCCTACAATACTTTCAACTCCGAGCCAAGACGACGAGTCGCCTCAGCAAGTTACTAGGAACCCCAGCATGTCCCTCAAGGAAGCCAAACAGCAGCATTACCGCAATAAGGAGCACGACTGGCGCCTCGCAAAAAACTTCTACGAGGCAGAAGATGTCTCCCGCCACCTCGCCCAAGGGAAATACGAAAGCGACGGCGCCTACAAGGCCCGGCGGCGACAGGCGGACGTGCATCCATATACGCGACAAATCATCGGCCGCCTGACCGACAAACTCCTTCTCCGCTCCGAGGAAGTCGAAAGGGACTTGGGGCCGATCCCTTCAAGCTACCTCGACTCGGCCGGGCCGAGCGGCGAGTCGCACGACTTGCAGATGCACACGCTCGGCAACTATCTCCTCCTCTACGGGGAGGCCTGGCTGCAAATTAGACCCACGGGCACCGGCGCGGAGCTGCGGGTGCTGAATCCACTGGTTGTGCCCCGGTGGACCGGCGAGAAGGTGTTGACCATCGGCCAGCGCTCCAAGCCGGACGTTCCCATCGATGAGCCGGAGGAAACGGACACCTCTTACACCATCCACACGCCGCGGGGCTGGACGACCTACATGCTCCGCGACAACAACGGCCGTAAAGAGCCGGAGCGGGTGCAAATTGATAGTGGCATCTATGCCCCTGAGGGCGTCGAGGACGCGTTCTTCGTCGACTCAGAGGACCGGCCAACACCTCCCCTGATTCGCATACAAATGCCGTGGGATGCCGTGCTGGGCATCACCCTCGCAAAGACACATCTCCAAATGTACCGGTTGGAGAGCCAAATTGACGGCCGTCTCCACACGGCGCTAACCAGCGGTCAGTTGGTCTATAATGGGTTGGATGAAGACGGAGAAGAGAAAGTCATCCACTCTCACAAGAAGGGTCGCAACCTCCTGTTCTTGCCGGAAGATGCCTCTGTGGAGCCGATGGAGGTGCCCACCGCAGCGGTTGAGATGGGCGAAAAGCGGCTCTCGAGCAAGGAGGACGCGCTCTACCAAACGGCCTACGAGACGCTTCGCGAAGAGGAAGGGACGATGACGGCTACGGAGGCTGCGTCCCGGAATGCCTCGGAAGCCGCGGCCGTGGCGACCCTGGCCTCCACCATCGAAAGCGCCGAGACCTCTACCCTGCCACTCGTCGCACAAAGTTTCAATCTCATCGATTTCGGCGGCCCGGCCGCCCAGGATCCGGGCGTCGAGTCGGACTGGAAATCGATCGATTGGACGCAGTCGAGCGTTGACCTCACCCCATCGAGCGACTAGCCCCTTGGCCGCGTCCATTTATTGATAAGATGAGGGTATTTCCCACTTCTCTACGCCCGCTCCAGCGGTCAACCGGAGCCGACCACGGCCACGCACGGCCGGCCAGCGCTCCCACGCAGGGCGCCGACATAAGTTAGTTTTTTGCGGACACATCTAGGACCACCCAATGCTGATCCATCGAGAGGACGAAGACGAGCCCGTTCAGGTCAACCCGGACCACGTCGAGATCGAAGATGAGGACCCCTACCTCTCTCAGGACGAGGTCGACAACATCGTCTCCAAGCGCGTCTCCCGAGCGCAGCGCACCACCCGGAAGGAGCTCAAGGAAGACGAAGAGTTTCTCCAGGAGTCGATGAAGGAAACCTATGGAGTCGAGCTAAACGACGACGGCACGCCCAAGGGCTCCACTAACAAGGAAGAGCTGAAGGAACTGCGCAAGCGAAATTCTGAGCTCGAAGAAAAAGCCCAGCGGGCCAAAGAGTTGGAGAGAAAGATCCAGCAGTCCCGAGAGACGGACCTCGAAAACAAAATTCTAATGGCCGCTGACGGCGTCAAAGAGGACCTCCAGGACGCCTTTCTACGGCTCGCGAAGGACCGATTCGAGTACGACGAAGAGGAGGGCCGCCACGTCACCACCGACGAAAACGGAGACGTGATCTTCGATGGAGGCGAGCCCGCCGGCGCCGAGTACGTGGTCAGCCAAATGCGCGAGAATCGGCCGAGCTTCTTCGAGTCGAAGTCTGCCAACTCGGGGCCGGACGTGTCCCCATCCAGTTCCAGCTCAGGCAAGAAGACGTGGACCGAGGAAGAGCATGCCAACGCCGACCCGGTCTCGATGGACGAAGAAACCTATGCAGACTGGTCCACCGCCGCGGAAGAAGGAAGAATCCAATAGCCCCTGCTCAATGCCCCTCCTCACCGGAGCGCCGGCTCCTGAAGGAGTGTGGGGATGAGTCAGGCGAGTAGCGCACGTAAGGCGCCCATCCCCACATCTGAACGAATAGAATCAACTTTTAGGACCCACTTCCATGGCCTCCAACGCCAACTTTAACCGAACGCTCAGAGGCGCTATCCTGCGCAAGCTGCGCATGCGTCTCGTCACCGATGCCCTCGTCAACCGAGACCTCGTCCGGGGCTCCTTTGAGGAGCCGGAAGATACCGTTGAGGTCAAGACGCTCGGCGACGTGAGCATCTCCGACTACGACGGCAGCCTGCCGAACGCCCAGGACATCGCGGTCGACAACGATCCGATTACGGCCGACCACAAAAAGGCTTTTGCCTTCAAGGCACCAGCGGACGACTCGGCCTCCGAGATTGCAGACCTGTTTGCCCAGGAAGGCGTCTCCGAACTGCTCAAGGCCGCCCAGAAGTATGTCTTCGGGCTGCACGGAAACGCGGATCTGCAGGTTGACTACGACCCCAACAACGACGACCTGCCGAGCAAAATTAGCGACGTGGCGACCAAGATGGACAACGCAGAGGCTCCCGATGCGGGCCGCTGGCTCGTGTTGCCCCCGACGGAGATCCACGAGATCGAGGACGACGTGGCCGAGAAGGACACTCCCCTGGGCGACCAGGCCACCACAGTTGGCTTCCAGGGCATGTACAAGGGTTTTCAGGTCTTCAAAGCCCCGGCGGGGCATTTCACTGAGACTGGAAGCTCTCCTTCGTACCGCCACGCCATGGCCGGTATTCCGACCTCGATCGCCTACGAGGACGCGGTGCTCTCCGTCCGCAGGAACGCCTCGCTGGATTTCAGCGGCGATCAAATCGACGGTCTTCACGTCGCGGGTGGACGGATGATTCGCACGGGCTCCACCGTGGACCTCCGCATCCAGACCTCGTAAGCTGACACCGCTTATTTCTAAAGCTCAGAGCCCCGGTCTCCGCCTCCACCTCACTTCTCGGAGGACGGGAGGCCGGGGCATTCGATCTCTATGGGTCCCCGGGAGCGTATGCAGTGGACCCGTCATTTGGTGCGTGACAAACCCTACAGGTGCCTGCCTATGATACTTCTCAAAGCGAATGAGCATGGCCGCGTTCAGCTCCGACACAACCAGCCGGAAACCCTCTCTGAGGACCAGAAGACCGGCGGCGTGGTCGTCGACTCGGTCCCCGAGCGGCCGGGCGACGGCTACGTGCTGTTCGTCGAGGACGGCAGCCCCAGTTGGAAGCAGGAGCGGTACCAGTACCGGAACGACCTTCCTGCTCTCAAGGAGTTCCTGACGGAGAAGGTGCTTGAAAGGCAGGTCGAGGAGGAAACCAAGCCTGTGAGCTACGGCGGCAACGAGTTTCCGGCCGACCGGGACTCCCAGAGCCGTATCGGAACGGCCATCCAGCAGGTGGAGCGGACCGGAACTCCCTTCCCCGCGATGACCACCTCGAAGGAGCAGGTTGAGCTGCCCTTGAGCGAGCTCAAGAGCCTCTCAACCGCCTACGCCGACCAGGTGCGCTCCGCCCGGGCCAACGCGCAGAGCCTCCTCTCCACCATCGAGGACGCCACCTCTGCCGATACGCTGCTCAGCCTCGACATTGAGTCGGGCTGGTAGGCTTCCCTTCTCGCCGTTCTCCTTCCATCCAACGCTGAGGGTAGGCCGTGGCGCAGTCGGACAACATTTTTATCGGCACCAGCGGCAACGTTATACACGTTGACGGTACCGGCGCCACGGAGTGGAAGAACACCGACGGGCCGGGCGAAAACGTCGGAGCGCTCGAGGCCGACAGTGATAAGGCAGTTTATGCCCTCTACGAAGCAGACCCCGCGGTGGTCTGGAAGATCCGCTCCGATGGCTTCAAGGACTGGGAGTTTACGCTTCCGAGTTTCGGGCGAGACCTTACCCACGACGGCAACGGGAACGTCTACGCGCTCAGTAATCCCAATCTGATCAAACTTGACGGCGCAGACGGGAGTGAGGTTTGGTCGACCTCAGTCAAGTTCACGAATGTCCTCGAGTTCCTAGCCGCTGATAGTAGCGGTATCTACGTCAAAACGATGGACGAGGACTTTCACGACCACATCGAGAAGTACGACCATTCCGGCGCTCTTCAGTGGGACATTGAAAACACGAGCGCCAACTTCAGCCGGCCCATACTCGCGAACGGCAACCTGTACGTGGGGGTCGGCTCAGGTACGGTCAAACAGCTCAACAAGAGCGACGGGAGCGAGGTCAAGTCATGGTCGGTTGCCGATTCGGCCGAGCAAATTGACGACATCGACGCATCGGAAAACGCCTACGCCGCGAAGTTCGAGGTCTTCAAGAAGCTCAAACCGGACGGCACCGAGGCGTGGTCTTTTACCAAGAGTACCGAAGGTTTTGCAGGGGGCGTGGTGGACACGGATGGGCACTCCTACGCCGCTGACGAACTCGAAACCAGAGAGTTCGACACCAGCGGGGATGTTGTCTGGAGCCGAACAGGCCAGACATTCTTCACTCATTCTGTTAGTATCAAACCGCAGTCGACCAACCAGGCCCCCACCGCCGATTTCACCTTCTCGAAAAACGGCGGCACGGTCGACTTCACCGACCAATCGAGCGACCCGGACGGCTCCATTTCAAGCTGGGACTGGGACTTCGGAGACGGCACCACCTCCACCCAGCAGAACCCGACGCACACGTACTCATCCAGTGGCACGTTTACCGTCACGCTCACGGTAACTGATGATGCCGGGGCGACGGATTCTACCAGCCAGGACGTCAGCGTAACGGTCAATACCGGGTCGGGCAGCCTCACGGACGGGAAGGAGACGCTCAACGGCTCCGCCACGCTCTCCACCACAGGCAACGGCAGCCTGGCAGACCAGGGCGAAAGCCTCTCTGCGGCCGCCGCCCTGGAAATCATAGGCAGCGGCGCATTCGCAGACGGCGGGGAGACGCTGTCCACGAGCGGCACGCTGGTGATCGAAGGCAGCGGCGCGCTTGCCGACGGCCGGGAAGCATTGTCCGGGAGTGCCACGCTTGTGATCGTGGGGTCCGGGGAGATCACGGACCTCGGGGTCCAGATTCAGGGAACGGACGAGGAGCAAATCCTGATCACCGGCAGCGGCAGCCTGTCCGACAGAGGCGAGGTAATCAACTCCTCCGCTTCCCTCACCATCGGTGGGAGCGGCGCCTTGGCAGACGGCAGGGAAGCCGTCTCGTCCGATGCCACCCTCCCCATCAGCGGTTCCGGGGTCCTCTTGGACGCGCGGACGCGAATCGGGAAGATACGGCGTCTCAGCAGCCTGAACGCTTCCCTCAACAACGACGACACCCTCAGCAGCGACACCTCTCTCGACAACACCCTCGATCTCACAGTAGGTCTATAACCCATGGCAACAAAGAGCACGGCCCTCCGCAATTCCCAGGCCGACAGTCTTGTCGCCAACCTCGTCACCCTCGAAGTCCTCGACGCCAACTCGAACGTAATCGGCAGTGGATCCATCTCCGGCTGGACTACCGCCTCCAGTGGCGAGGTCGATTTCGATTCGGATGTCTCAGTGACCGGCAATTCCAATGCCGGCGACGGCGCAGACATCGCGGAGGCGCGGCTCGTCGGCTCCACCAGCGAGGAGCTCACAGGCATCACGGTCACGCAGACCGGCGGCGGTGGAGACATCGAGGTCGAAAACACCAATATCACGGACGGACAAACCCTGACCGTTACCTCCCTCGCCATCACCGAGCCGGCAGAGACTCAGTAGGACTGATCTATGATCCAGCTTGACACGTCCGAAGTTACGGTAGGAGACGCCCGGCAGCTTAGCCTGACGCCGGACGCGTCCCTCACCTCCCTGGAGGCGACCTTCGACGCCCCCTCCTCTGAGGAGACCGTGTACGAGCTCGATGACTTCACCGAAAATGGCGGCACGTACACGATCTCGCACATCTTCGACGAGGCGGGCTACTGGCGCGTCCGCGTGCTGGCGGAGGCGCTGGTCGGACAGGAGGCCGAGAGCGGGTTCATCCGCGCCATCTCCCGCGAGCCGGCCGACCTCGAGTTCTTCACGCGGGACGTGTGGCCGGAGCACCTGTCGGCCGCGTCGATGCAGGCCGATCCCACGGAGATCATGCATCTGGCCGAGCAGGCCGAGCGGACGGTCCTCGACCGCTACCGAGAGACGCGGCCGGACGGCCGTTTCCAGATCGAAGGCATCGACGGGGAGCCTTTGGAAGAGGACGTCCAACTCGACGGCTTCGTGGAGGACGACCAGGATAACATCGACCTCGACCGCACGGCCGACGCGCTCCTGGATGCCCTCCGAGCCACTGTTGGAGCCATCGTGGACTGGCACCTGGATCGGCCGGACGAAGCGGAGCACATCGAAGAACGATCGCAGGGGGACCGGTCGGTCACCTTCCGCGACGAGGACCTGCCAAGCAGCGTCTACCAGCCGCTCCGCCGGTTCGACGAGCGGGACGTGTGGCACTGAAGGCGAGTTTGATACCCTTGAGCATCCGTTCATATGGGCTACTTTTCCAACGCCACGATCACGGTAACTCGGCCGCAGGGCGAACGGACGGCTGCGGGGTTTGAGCAGACCGGTACGGAGACGATCCTCCAGTCCCGGGGGGATGCTCAGGAGAGCGGCCGGAGCCTCCAAAGAGCCCACCAGCTCTACGAAACCGGCGACCTCCTCTTCTTCGCCACCAACGGCGTCGGCAAGGTGGAGACGGGGGACGAAGCCGAAATCCAACACGACGACGGGCGGACGCTGACGGGAAGCGTGGATGAGGTCGAGCGACTCGACAATAAGCTGCTCATCTCACTGTAGGCCTCGCCGATGCTGGACACCAACGCATCTGACGTCGCCGACGAGACGCGGGAACTGGTGGAGGAGATCGAGACCACCTTCGAAGAGGAGCGGGACCGGGCCCTCCAGGAGGCCCAGCGGCTGGCCAAGCAAAGAGTGCCTGTAGATACCGGAACTCTGCGAGATGATATTTCCATCGACCTCCGGGAGGACGTGATCTTCAATACCCTCGACTACTCGGTCTACCAGAACTTCGGCACGGAGGACGTGCCCGCGACCTTCTACCTCACCGACAGCGCCATCGACGCTTTCCAGAACTCTGTTGAGCGGCTCCGATCGTGACCGTAGAAACCGACCTCATCGACGCGTATTGGGCCCGGCTGAACGGCGAGGACGGCCACGCTACGCCACTGAAGCACAACGGCAACGTGGTCCCCGCCTTCACGGGGAACGCCGACGCAGACGCCTCTGCGCCCTACGTGGTGATCGGCCGACCCAGGACAAGAGGCGAAGAGGCATTGGACGGGACGGAGATTCCAGAGGTACGGATCCAGCTCCGCGTCCACACGGCCTTCCCGGACGGTAAGGGCAACCACTTCAAGGCCTACGAGATCGCCCGGACGGGGCACGGCCTCCTCGAAGCGGCTCCCATCACAGTCGATGGGCACGAGCCTTATGTCCCAGAACCTGACCTCGATCCCATCCCCGAATACGACAAAGGCGACGAGGAAGCCCTCGATCTGAGCGTCGACTACCGATTCGCATCTCTCTAACTCGAAGACTCACCTCACTTCACACCTTAACACCTTAGGATAACAAACCATGGCGGATGATGCTGTTGTAGGAGTTGATCTGAAGACGGAATTGAACGACTCCCTCATCGCACTTCACACCTCTTCGAGCCTGAACATCAGCCCGGAGCTGCAGGAGATTATTGTCAAGGCCGATGCCGAGGGCAACCCCACCGACTGGGCGCGGCGAATTTCTGGCGTCGCGGAATGGAGCACGGATCACTCCGGCCCCATCACCGAGCAGAGCGGCGAGCAGGCCAAGGTGTCGGACCCGAACATGAGCTTCAAGATGGAGCTCGACACGACGGACGACAGCACGGACAACCCGTCTCTTGTCGAGATCCCGCTGCTCGACAGCGTGGATTTCAACCTCGAACAGGAGATCGCGACCACCGGCGGCCTGGACAAGGAACTGTGGCGCTTCATCCGGCCGGACACACGGGACTACACGCTTGACTTGAGCGGCACCTACGTCGAGCCGAGCGCCACGGGAGTTCCGTACGACGAGCTGCTCGACAAGCTGCTGGCCCGCAGCACCGACAACGTGCCGTTCGAGCTCAATGTGCTCGGAGTGACCCTCTCGGGCGAGGTCGAAATTGGAGAGTCCACGATCGAAGCGGAGACTGGCGGCGAGGACACCACCATCGACATGTCGCTCGCTGCGAACGCGGACCTCACGAAGAGTGGCTCCTTCGAGTCGAGCATCGAGGCAGCGTTCAACGCCTTCATGAATAAGAACTCGGTCGACGTGGACATGCTCCACTACGATGGGTCCAGCCCCGAGAGCGGGACGGTCAAACTCACTGGAAGCGGCTTCTACTCGGAGCTCAACATCTCGATGAGCCGCGGGGAGCCAATCACCGTCGACGGCACCGTTGAAGGCGATGGCCCGCTCAGCAAGGGCACCGTGGCGTAGTAGCTGAACGCTTCTGACTTTGCGGAGCCTCGGGCTGAGATATGCCCGGGGCTTCCACCTATTCACTTCTGCTCCGCAAGACTACATCTCTACCTATGTCTGATTTTGATAACAGCTTCCTCGCCGAAGAGGACCATGCGGCCGTCCACGAGGACGCGATCGTCTTTGAGATCAAGGGCCAGCACATCGGCTGGCGCGCCTCGGGGCTTGCCCTGAAGCGTGCGGCCGACCAGGGGCACGACATCGGCGAAATCCTCGCCGACCTCCAGGTGCTCTTCTCGGCCGACGTGGACAAGGAAAAGCTCGAAGACATGTCCGAGGAAGAGATCGAGGAGGAGCTCGAGACCGACGTCGGAATGGCCGACTTTTACAGTGTCGTCGCGAAAACGATGTGGATCGGCGTGCTCCATTTTGAGCCGAACGCCAAACAGGAAAACGTCCTCGGTTTGCTGGACGCCGAGTCCATCGAAGACGTCCCCGTCGAGCGCATGCTGAGCAAGATCTTCCCCGCCCTTACCGATGAGGCAGATTCGGGAAAGGGAAAGGGCGAAAGCTCCGGAAGCTGACCACGGATGACTTCTTCCTCCATCTCTACGAGGCCGGGTGCTCCCGGGGCGAGGTCCTGCGGTCACAGATCAGTCACCTCCTGATGCGCCACCGCGCCTACGAGAATAGGAAGCGCAGGGAAGAGGTGCATCTCATCGGCATCCGCAACGAGATCAGAGGGGCAATGGGCGGAGATCCCATCGAGGATCCCTACTCCCCCACCGTGGCCGAGCAAGACACCTCCAAAAGCGAGCAAGCCCGGCGGACAGCCCTCAAACACGTCGACTTCTCCGACACCGAGGAACTGGCCCCCGACGAGGCGGCTGATCTAACCCAATAGGATTCACTGATGCCAGAACTGGAGTACGAATTTACGAGATCGGGACTGGAGGATCTCCGCGATAAGATGGAAGCCCTCGCGGAGGACACCGAAGACGTGGGCGACCGTGCCAAAGACCTCTCCGACGATCTCGAAGACGTGACCGACGATGGGGCCGGTGCGGCCGAGCGGCTCGAGCAGTCGGTCAATGACGTCCAGGATGCGCTTCAGGCCTTGTCGGATCAGGCGTCAGACACGGGTGCTTCGCTGGAACGGAGCCTCGACCCCGACCCGATCAACCAGCTGGACAGTGCAGTTGTTGGCCTGGAAAGTGAGTTCCAATCCCTCTCCTCGTCGGCCCAGATCGACACGTCTCCCTTTTTCGATCTGGAGCAACGAGCCGACGCGATCCGGTCTGCGCTGGAGGACCTTTCCAGCACGGACGTGTCCCTGGAGCAAATCGACACCGGTCCCCTCGAAGACGTAAGCGTCCTCGCCGAAGACGCGGCCGCAGACCTCGAAGACCTCGACGACACGGATCTCTCCAGCCTACCCGACGGGATGGACAGGGCCGAGGAGTCAATTGTGGACGTCGGCGGAGCGGCCCAAGACGCCGCAGAAGACATCCAGAGGCAGTTTGCCGACGCCTCAGGTCAAGCCCTAGAGGATCTTACCGGCATCCAGGAGCGGCTGGAGGGCTTGGAGGATTTCGATCTTGATGTGGGCGGTGGGGACATCACCGCGGACATTACCTCCCAACTGGAAAACTTGGACGTGGGAGGGTCGGGTCTGACCGGCCTCGCCCTCACCATCAACGCCATCCAGGGCCTCTCCACAGGCCTGAATCTCAGCAGCCTCGAAGAGGATCTGGAAGCCGAGAAGGCCAAAGACGAGGTGGAGGACCTTGCCGACGAGGTCCGTGAGCTGCGGGGACGGATCGACGATATGGCCTTCGACCGCGCGGTGGATTCCGACGCCATCCAGAACGTGGAGGATCAGCTCGAAGACGTGAAGTCCGACCTGGAAGACGCGGTCCGGTTGGCGCTTCAGCTCGACGACTCGCTCACTTTGCCCGACCTGCCAGTCGATGATATCGAGCTCGATATGACGAGCCTCATCGACCAACCCGGCCCCCGCGAACGCGGAGGCGGAACCGAAGAGATCGAAGAAGACGCCGAGGACGCGGAGGAAGACGTAAGCCGCCTCCAGGCCGCGTTGAACCGGCTCGGAGAGAGGGCTGGCATCGACCGGATCGGCGACCAGATCCGTCGGATCGGCCGCGAGTCCGGCGACGCGGAGGAAGATGTCAACGACCTCCAAGAAGACCTGAACGACCTCGGGGAGGCAGCGGGCCTCGGCTCGATCGGTGACCAGCTCTCGGATCTCGGCGACGACGGCATTGGCAGCGGAGCCGGGTTCTTGCTTGGGCGCTTGGGCTCGGCCGCCTCCTCGGCTGGATCGATCCTCACAAGTTTCGTCGCCACAGCGGGAGGAGCCGTCACCGCGATCGGCGCGGTCGGCGGCGCGGCCGCCGCGGCCACCAAGCAGATGGCGGATTTTGCGGCTGCCCAGGCGGAAGCGGGGCAGCAGCTGGAAGTTGCAGAAAGTCAATCCGGCGTCGCCGCGGAGGAGGTGCAGCAGCTGTTCTTGGTCGCGGAGCGTCTTGACAGTACGGTTGACCTCGATGCCATTCGGGACGCGTTCAAAGAGCTTGCCCTCCGCACCGAAGAGGCTCGTGAGGGGACGGGGGAAGCCAAGGAAGCCTTTGAGCGCCTTGGCATTTCCATGGAGGAGCTGGAGGGGATGAGCACGGCCGAAGTCTTCCGCAGGGTGCGCCAGGAAGCCTCGGAGCTAACGGCTCAGCAGCGCGCCCTGACGCTTGAGCAGATCGCTGGTGGGGAGGCTGGCGAACGGCTTGCACGTGTCTTCGGCCTCACGGCCGACGAGTTCCAGCGCCTCAAAGAGGCTACGGCGGATGATACCCTCACCTCCGACCAGATCGACCAGCTGGACAAGATGCGGCAGCAGTACACAGATGCCCAGCAGGACCTGGAGGAACTCAAGCAAGAGATCGCGCTGGAGTTCGGCCCGGCCGCGGTCGGCATCTTCAAAGCCGTCACGCAGGCAATCCAGGACACCGTCGATGCGCTCGGCGAGCTAAGGAGCGAGGATCCGGTCGAGACACAAAACCGGGCTCCATCTTCCGGCGGCGGGGAAATCGAAGACGAGCCGGAGATCCAGGAGCCGAACTTCGGGCCCCAACAACGCGTCGAGTTTGGCGATATCGGCGACGGCGAGGTGGCCGAGCCGGTGCAGCGGATGAACGAGGCGCTGTCCCGGATGGAAACCCACGTCGCAGTGGCCCGCGAGAAAATGAGCCGCGGCCTCATCGACGAGGAGGAGATGGTCCGCCGCATCCAAAGCGCCCGCCAAACGGCGGCTGATGAACTGCTCAAACTCGAGGAGCAGTCGCCGGACCTCATCCCGGACTCGAAGGTCAACGAGACGATTGCCAAGCTCAAACGCATCCAGGAGCGGCTCCAGCAGCTCACTGGCGGGGAGGTCTCCTTCGACATCGATCCGGAGCAAATCACGCTGGCCAGCCGGGAGCAACTCTCAACTCCCTCGATCCCCTCCTCCCTTCCCATCGAATCGATGGGCGGCGGCCTTTCCGCTCTTCAGGGAGCCGCAAATGCAGCAGACTCCGTTGGGGACATCAACAGCCTTATTGAGGCGGCGCGGAGCCAATTCGACCTCCTCAACAACGACGAGGCGCAAAGTTTCGTCGCCAAGTTGCAGAAGGCGAAAGAGGAGATGAAGGAAAACCAACGCGAAGCCGCCGCCATTGGCCAGGCGCTCGAGCGAAGCGTGGCCCGGTCCGCCGACAGGCTCTTCCAAAGCATTGGACAATCGCTGAGCGGGGCACTCTTCGGCTCCGGTGGTGGTCCTGGAGAGGCCCAGTCGCGGCTGGATCTTTTCAACGCCCGGCAGCAAATGCGAACGCTCCGACAATCTCTGCGGCAGGGGCAGATCAGCTACCGGGAGTTTCAGCTCCGGATTCGAGTCCAACAGCGCCGCATCCAGCAGCGCCAGGAGCAGCTCAACGAAGCGATGGACTCGGGCTTCGTTGACGCAGCCGAATCGATGCTTGACGCGTTCAAGAGAATTGCCCAGCAGCTGATCGCCGAGATCCTCGGGGTGATCGCCAAGATGGCCGTGCTGAAGGCCCTGACGTCCGCCTTTGGCATCAGCAGCGGCGGCTTCCTGGGTGGGGTGATTTCCAACTTGGGTGGAGGCGCCTTCCTCGATAGCGCCGCGGAAGGAGGCACCGTCGCGCAGTCCGGCCTCGCGGTGATCCATGAGGGCGAGGAGATCGTCCCCTCCCAGACGGTGGACACGCTCAAAGGCCTCGTCGATCCCGCTACACCGCCGGCCCAGCCGGCCGCCGCGGCCGCAGGCATGGACATTACCGTGCAGGTCCAGGGGGAGACCACCACGGACGGACGGGACATCAAGACCACCTACGACACCGAGACGCAAATCCAAAGACGTAAGGGTCGAGCTTAGATGGCTTCCTACGGAACGAAATACCGGTACCAGTACGTCGAGGCGAACGGCCTCACGGTGGAGGTCCAACTCCAGCAGCAGGGCTACTCCGGCTCCGTGACGGACCTCTCTGCATCGGAGCAGGGCTTTGAGGTGACGTGGGGCCAGCAGGGCCAGCAGGACCTCACGCGGCCGCTCAAGGTCAGCACGGCCCGCCTCTGGTTTGAAGGGGACGCCAATGGGGAAGCCGTGAAAGAGGTATTCGATAGTGGGGATTTTGAGTGGCGGGTCCGGTATCTCGTTTCCGGTAGCCTGGAGTGGGAAGGGTTCCTGGCCACGGAATTGTGGCGATCCAACCCCAACTCAAACGCGGATACGATCGAACTGGAGGCGATCGATGGGCTCACGCTTTTAGAAAACAGGCAGGCCTACGACTTCGAGCTGCCGGTCTCCTCCATCCTGGACAACGTGCTGCGCGGATGGACCCCCGGCCAAGACGACTCGGCCCCTTTCCATGACCTCCCCATCGTCACCTCGCAAGACTGGCGGCCGGACGGGCTCTCGCTTCCGAATATCGGCCCGGATCAGCCGTTCGACGAGCTCATCATTCCGGACAAGTCCTACAAGGAGCTCGACGACAAAGGAGAGGTGGAGGGTACCCTCGACCAACGGACGCAGCTGGAGGACATCCTGGAGCGTTTTGGACTTCAGCTCTTCCTCGCCCGCGGCAAATGGTGGATCCGGCAACGGGATCAAATCGAGGACGGATCGTCCCTGAAGTCGTGGGAAATGCCCACGTCCTCCTCCGACTTCAACGACTCCAGTACGAGGGACGTCACGGCCGATCTGCCGCACCAACTTCGCCGCACCGAGAAGCCGAAGCGGCGCGTCCAGCGGCTCCGATCACTGGAAAGCGTGCAGACCTACGACGACCTCGGGGAGCTGGTGCTGAACGGCTCCTTCGAGGAGGGCCCCGACAACCTGGAGGACTGGACGACATCGGATTTGGTCCGGGACGACGGGACCACGAACGGCGAGGTGATGAAGTTCAGCAATACCGGCATCACCGGCGTCACGGAAACCCAGTCCGACTCTCATCTTTTGGCGCTCCGGAATCCGGAGGACGACAGCCCCCACCCCACGGTGTATCAGCGGCTCGCGCCGGTCCAAAATGCGGGGCCCAATGCAGCGTATGAGCTCGCCTTCGACGTCGCAATCGATGGCTCGTCCTTCCTCCCTAGCATCCAAATCCGCGTGGAAGGAAGCAGCTCAACGTGGTACCTCAAAGATGACCGCACCGCGACTCGGCAGAAGATCAAGCCGGCCCAGCAGGGCACCGTACCCGTTCAGCAGTTGCCGGGCACGAGCGGCACTGTCGTCATCCCCGCCGGCGCGGAGCTGCCGGTGTACAAAAAGCTAAGCAACGCCCCGGAGAAGATCGGCTCGATTACGCTGGAAGAACCGGCCTTCGCGGGAGACACCAGCCTTACCGCCGACGTCTCGACGGAGCTGCCGCAGGGAGCACTGGTGACGTGGTGGTTTTGGACGACGACAGAATACACGCTCGGCGGCCACCGCTCCCTTCCGACGGATCCGGGCCTGGATTCCGCGCGGATGATCCCGCAGCTCCTCACGGCGCCCCAGCACACCACGACAGGAGACATCGTCGATGGGGAGCTCGTCTTTGAGGTGTCTCTGCGCGAGGGCGAGGGCGACTCCGCGTATGACCACTTCTCCGCGCAGCTCGTCAAGGACGGAGACCCGATTGAGGAGACCTCCCACATCGCCCTCGACGACCAGTTCGGCCGCAACCTGCGACTTGAGCATAGAATCGGCGACGGCCCCACCGACGGCCATCCCAGGGGCATCTTCGGCTCGGGGGGAACGGCCGTGTTCGGCAACTGGGGTACGGGCCCGAATCCCGGCCAAACCGGCAAGGGCATCGAGCAATTGCTCGCGGAGCAGTGGATGCGCCAGCAGAGAGAAACGCTCGATCGGCGAACCTTCCAGTTCGAGGAGCGGGGCGCCCAGATTGGCCCGCAGTACGTCTACAGCCTGGATGGCACGCCGTACACGCCCACCTTCCTCCGCTACGCCACGAGTTCGTCCGGAAACAGCGGCACCATCGAGATCACCGAGCTCAAGGACGCAGGCATAAGCGGCCTGGAGCAGGCCTTCTCGATGGACAACCAAAGCGCGGGCGGCGCCGGCGGTAGTGGTGGAACGATCATCAATACCGGAGACGGCGGCGGAGGTGGAGTCAGCTCCTGGGGCGAGCTGTCGGGGAAGCCCAGCGGCCTTTTCTCGGTGAACGGAGACAATGATGGGATCCCGGAGACGCAGACGCTGGGCAAGGCCGAGATCGCCGACTCGCTGGGCCACAGCCCGGGCCTCGCCGACGGGATTCAGACCTTCATCCGAGACGCCTCCACCAACACGGCGCTCGTCACCGAATTGGGGATCAAGAGCTACGTTGACGACAACGTAAGCTCGGTGGCTCTTGACCTCGGCGACGACGACACCATCGAGATCGAGTCAATCGCGCAGATCTCCGTCCGGGATGATACCTTCTCGGTCTTCTCGGTAGGCAGCACAACCGGCGAGCTTCTTATCGACGTCAACAAGAGGTGGCCCGTTGCCGACACGGTCGACGGGTACGAGGGCGACGAGCTCGCAGTGCTTTCCGAAGACGAGACGATTACTGGCCAGTGGCTCCACGACACCCGCACGGACTTCTCCGCCGAGGTGCGCCACCCGGACTGGAGTTCGGGGCTGAGCCACTGGGGCATCGAGTCGGACGGGACCGCCGACTTCCGTCTCCTCCAGGTCGATGAGCTCCGGGCAGAGGCGTTTACGGCCGACGTGACGCAGTCCCTGGCCGGATCCGATGTGCTCACCAAGAGCGCGGCGGACCTCGCGAGTAACTTCACGGTGCCGAACGCGAACGACGGATTCGTCACCAACGCTCTGCACATCGAAAACGTCGGGGAGGTCGGCGCCCAGGCGGCATTTGAGGACGGCGACACCGTTCGGCTCCGTGTCGTGGATCGCAGCGGCGGCGGGCTTGAGGTTCTCGACGTGTGGGGCACAGTCCAGAGCTACACCGACAACGGCGACGGGACGCAGTCGTGGGACTTCGAGACCGCAGACGGCACGCTGACCAGCACATTCGGCCGGACGATCCACCGCGGCGCCCGCGTACTTGACTACGGCAAGGAAGGCGACCACCTGATCGAGCGGTCGGTCACCGACGTCAAGTCTCCATTTGACCGCACGGTCCGGTGGTTTGACGATGATACGGATGGGGTGCCCGATCGCTTCGAGACCGACACGCAGACCGGGCGGATCGACAGCCTCCCGGACGTCTCGACGGCCGAACCGGGCTTTTTTGGGAGCGTGATTCGGCTGACCGACGACATTCTGGCCGGGGACCTCACCAAACAAGACGACTATTTGGAGTACCTAAACGGCGACCTGACCGTTGACGGCCGCGTGTTCATGCGGGAGGGGATTATCGAGGAGTCGGTGACGATCGACGGCACGGGGGTTTGGCCCTCCCAGCTGCCGGGCAATCTCATTTCCCTGTGGACCGGATACACCGACCGCGACAGGATCCAGGGCGAGATCCCGAAGGGCCGCACCGGCAGCCCCGATCAAATCACGCCCGGCGAGGAAGGCCGCGTGACCACCAACTTCTCGAACTACGTTCGGGTCGACCGCGGCGGGGCCCACGGCAATGGTTCTCTCTTCGTCAGCGACGACGACTTCCTCAACGAGCTCGACGACGGGGGCTTCGAGAGCGGCAACGACACGCAGGGCAACCGCACCGGCCTCTCCGCCACCACGACCAACCGGGCCACCGGAAGCACCTCGGTTATTCAGACCGACGAGGCCCGAAGCGGGGACCACGCGGTCGAGATGGTCAAAGACTTCGACTCCTCGGGATCGGACCCCGGCTCGACGGAGAACACCATCACCTACGACCTGACCGACCTGCCCTCCAGCGCGTCGGACTATGCCGGCACCATCGCGGTGAAGCCGACGGACCTTTCCTCCATCGACACCCTGGAGCTGGACATTTCGATGGACGAGGACTCAACGACGCTCCAGTTCGAGGTGGATCGCGGGGAGTGGCAGGTCCTCCCGTTCCTCATGGATACCGGCGAAGGGCAAAACGAGACGGAAGCGACGCTTACGGTTACGTGGCCGGGTAGCGACGACAACGTCGGCCGGCTGCTCGTCGACGAGATGGCCATCTACCCGGACCGGGCCATCAACACGACCGCGGAGGTCGGGGCCCCCTTCGACGCCGGCACGGAGGGGCCGCCGAGCACCTTGATCTATCCGGTTGACCTCAAAGGGGACTTCACCGTCGGGATGCACCTCCTCGAGTGGACGGGGACCGACGGGGGAGGAGGGATCCAGCTCTCGGGACCGGACAGCACCACGGACTTCATGACCATCAGCAAGAACGCCGGGTCTCAGTGGGAGCTCGACACTGCCGTGGGCGCAGGCGAGACGAAAGACGTGGCCGACTTCCCCGAGCCCGACGACGAGTTCCACGAGTACTGGGTGTTCATGACCCGCGAGGGAGACACAATCACGGGCAAGGCATTCCTGTCAGACGGGCAAGTGGTCGAGCTCTCGGCCAGCGGCTCGGAGGTAAGCGAAATGGACTTCGACGAGGTTCTCCCTGCCGCCGCCGGTCCTGCTTCCTGGTCGGCCTTCGTGGACCACGCGATGATCGCCAACGAGCCGTACTCGACGGCCGATTGCGAGCGAATCGTAAACGCCGGGGCCCCACTTGCGCCCGGGGACACGGGACTGAGCACAAACGCCCCGCAGAGCGGCGTCACCATTCGCTCCGATTCGGAGCCGACCGAGCGGCAGAGCGGCAATGCGCTCCAAGAAGGGGACCTGTGGATCGATACCGACGACGGCGACAAGCCCCATACCTGGGACGGCAGCCTGTGGGTCGCGGCCTACACCCAAATCGACGGCGGCAACCTCCGCACCGGCACCGTCAACGCGGACAAGATCGTCACCGACAAGACGCTCAGTGACCAGATCCTCGCCAACCAAGCCACTGTCAGCGACACCCTTACGCTCGGGGACGGAAATGGAAACGGAAAGCTGGTCAACCCCGGCGGCGACTACGAGGTAAGCGAAAACGGCATCGATCTATTGGTTGGATCGGGGGACGGCAACGAGCTCGGGTTCTGGGACAACGGGATCCAGACCGGAACCAAGATCGGCTTCATCCGGGGGTTCTCTCAGCAGTTTCAGTTCACGGCAACCAACGACACCGACTTCGACTTCCAGGCCAACGACGGCACGATACGGCTCTTCGCCGGGAAGAAAGAGATCGAACTTGCAGCAGGTGGGGGGAGCGCGTTCGTTCAGAAGATAGATAGTGGGCTGGCCCTCGTCATGAACCAGGGCTTCGAGGACACCGACAGCCCGCCCGATCCGGTGGTCGATAACATCGCGATCTACGCAAAGGAGGACTCCAGCGGTGTCACAAGGCTCTTCTACGCCGACGAAAACGGCAACGAGCACGGACCGCTTTAGGGCTCTCGCTTGATCAAGTACGTCATTCCACTTCTTCTTCTCTGCCCGGCCCTCGCCTCCGGACAGACGACCGATCTCGCGGTGCGGACGGTCTTCACGTCGGCGCACTACACCGGCGGGGAGTTCAACGAGACGAATCCGGGGGTCTTCCTCTCCTACCCGTCCCCCGTTGGCGGGAGAGTCGTTGGGGGCGCCGTGAAGAACAGCTACGGCAAGACCTCGGCGGCCCTCGGAGCTCAGGTGTCCCGTTCTCCTCTTCCGTATGTGCGCCTGTCCGTCTCTGTAGGCGTGGCGACCGGATACGGGAACAGTAGCTACGACGTCGGGCCGAAGGGCCTTGTCGTGAGCTCGATGCAGACCCTGGCGATTGGGCCGCCGGATGTGCAACTGCTAGCGATACACATCCCTGGAGCCGTGGTCATTGGTCTGCGGGTGCCGATCGGTGGAGGACGGTGATGACTCTCATGCTTTCAGGTATAGGACCTCTAGGTGCGCACATACACCACTTCTTCGGGCGCTACCGCCTTCCTCAAGGACCAGACGGTTGACATGGAGGCCACCCACCGGCCTTCCGTTGATCCGATAATAGACGCCGCTCAACCGGTCTATTCCGACCCCGGCTACGAGCTCGTGATCACGTCTGCGGCCGACGGCGACCACGGTGATACATCTTTGCATTACGTCGATTCCGGCCAGTTTGACGGCGGGCTCGCGCTCGACTTGAGGTGCGCGGAGTGGTGGGGATATCCCAAACAGGACCGCCTGGAGATCGAGCGGCGCCTCGAAGACAGGCTCTCCGATCAGTACGACGTCGTCGGCCAGTCCGACGGGCACACCTCCCACATCCACGTCGAACGAGATCTCTAGGACCCCGATGAATGCTTGAGCTTCTCCTCAGTCACCTCCCTTCCATCATCTCGGCCGTGTGCGGCGGAGGCCTCGTTACCGCCGGCATCAAGGCCTACCAGACCTACTTCACCCAGCGGCGCAAAGACGACCAGCAAGACCACGAGCAGGACCTGGAGCTCTCCGAGCATCTCGAATCTCGGCTCAGCAAGATGGAGGGCCGTCTGGATTCGGCGGAATCGGAGCTGCGCACCACCAGAGAAGAGCTGTCCCGGGCCCGCATCCGAGAAGACGAGCTCACGGCGGCCGTCCATGCCTTGATCGATCGGGTAGACAGGCTGCTAAACCGCCTGGAGGAGCACGAGCACATCAGCGAAGACGAGCGCGACCGCCTCACTTCCGTCCCGCCCTACGCACGCACTTCTAACGATGATACGCAGAGCAAACCCGACGATGGATCATCCAGCGAAACCGAGTGACCACGCACACCTCCGGTCCATCCTCCGCCGCCTCGAGTCCGACAGCTGGGGCGGGTGGCACGGAAATGATCTCCCTGTCGTCGAGGGGGAGGATAAAGATGTCGACGAGATGCTCGACGAGCTGCGCCGCCGGGCCGCCGATCGGCTCGAGGAGCATGAGGATAGGCAGGAGTTTACGCCTCCATCGAGGGAGCGTCGGGAGGCCAAACAGAAAGCTGAACACCGCATCCAGACCGGCCAAACAGAAATATGGTAAGACACGCCCTCGCCGCCGTTTTGCTCGTCCTCCTGGCCGGCTGCTCCACCTACTCGACCGTCACCGTCCCGGCCGGGGAGCCTACGGTTGTCTCGAGTCCCCCGGATACGTCGGTCCTAGAGGAGCTCCCAAAGGCCGATATCGATGGGACTCGGACTGAGCCGATCAAGGTCACCGTCCATGAGGACACGACGACGCGGCCGACTGTGGACCTGTCGTTCCTCGAAGTGGACCGGTCGGACCCGGACAACCAGACCATCACCACACGGGTCGAGAGAGGCTCCACAACCGTCGAGAAGACGTTTCGTCTGCCGGAGGTGGGGGAACAGACGCGTCTCTTCAGCCGCGGCTCAGGGCTTGAGGGAACGGTTTTCGGGGCGCCGATCAGCCACGAGGAAGACGCGATCACCCAGTCGATCAACAAGCCGTGGTATCTGGATCTGTTTGAGCGGATTCGGTTGCTCTTTGCGGTCATCTTCGGCGGGGCCTTGCTTTACGTGATTGTCCGGATCGTGCCATGGGCGTAATGGCTGCCCATGATACCTCCACCCGGGGGCGGGGGTGACACATCTTGGAAATGAGTCGCTCTTGAATCGAATTAGGGTCCACAGTTGTGGACCACGTCGCCGACCACTTTCCCGAACAGGACGCGGACGCCGGAGAGCTGGAGTCTTATCCTCACTTCCTGGAAATGGACGAGGCGGAGGAGCTGGCCTCGATGTACGCGGTTGACAACGAGCCGATGGCAGCCTGTGAGGAGGCTTTTAACCTCACCCACGACGAGTTTCTCGACTTCCGCCGGGCCCACGCTTTGCGGCACGACCAGCCGACATCAGTAGATCCGGAGAAGACGATCGAAGAGTCGGTCGGTGAGCTGACCCAGCGCCAGCGCCAACAGGCGGTCGAGCGGAAGGCCAAGCGGAAGCAAAAGAGAGACCGAGAGAAGGCGGCCGCCCAGTGGTGGGAGCTCGAACAGAGCCTACAGGAGGCCGCTGAGGCATTTCAGGAGGAAGAGTACGACCCACCGCGGCTTCGCGTCCGGATGGCCGAGGAGGTCGATACGGAGGCCTGCGGCGTGTTCAACAGCCAGGATCTGCATCTGGGCTGCCGCCCAGCGGATGCGGAGGGGTTCTCCGTTGAACCCATCTTCGACACCCCCGCTGGCGGCCCAGCAAAGCTCGGAGATTGGGTGTCAACATTGTACAATCGTTGTGAGAAAAGATGCATATTCGGGCCGAATTCGTCCCGCTTCCCCACTTCGACCTGCGTCGAGACCGACTGAAATTACCGATCGCGTTCCTTGCGAGCAATCCGGTCGGCAAAAAGGCACGATGAGACCCTAAAATGTACAACTAATGTTGTCATTTCGGGTACAATTCAAAGGTCGTTCTTTAAAATCAGCTGCCGCGGGGAGGGGGGTGTCGAAGATCGGGTTGAAGAGTACCGCGAGGAGATCCTCTCACGTTTCCGGACTGCGCTGGAGGATGCCGTTCGTCTCCGGAAACTCGAACGGCTTTACATCGTCGGCGGTGGCAATCTCGTCCATTCGGATACGGCCGGTGGGCAAACGGCCAGTGGGACGAAGTTGGAGATGGCGTGCTCCACGTCAACGGCGCTTCAGCACGGCATCCGTTTGCTCGTGGAGGTCGTGTATATGGCCCAGCAGGTGGCCGAAGGGGTTACGATCGTCCCGATTCACGGCAACCACGATAGAACTGAAGGCATCGCGGCTGCCATGGCGGCCGGGCAGCGGTTCCACTCCGCCGAGGACGTCGAGATGATGGACCTCGCAGAGCGGCAGTACGACACGTACGCCGGGCATCTGCTCTGCCTCACGCACGGCGATCTGGCCAAGAAGCGGATGCGAATGCTCGGCGAGATCATGCGCTCGGAGGCGCGGGGGCTGTACGGCGAGACCGAACACTCCTCTGTCTTCGTCGGCCACCTCCACCACAAGGCGATGGACATGGTGGATGAGTCAGGTAGAGTGGTCTACCAGAACCCTTCGCCCGTTCCGATTGACGCCTACCACGATCAGAGCGGGTACGTGGGCTCGCGGAAGGGTGTGCAGTTGGTGCTGCTGGATCGAGAGGCTGGCGGGGACCGGATGATTCATGCTTAGCCGAGAATCCAAAATGCTCTAGAGTAGGCTATTCTTCCTCAAGTTCACCCAGGAAAGTGAGCACGACAAGCAACAGTATGGCCAAGGCTACGAAGGGGCTGTTCAGCATAAATGCCCCGATCGAGGGAAAGAAAACCGCGATTCCTACGGCTAAGCCTATCCAAATTAAGGCTCTCATCGGGAGAACGGTCTCAATGTTGCCACCACAGATCAATGAGCGCCATACTTCTCGCACTCCTTCTCAAGAAGCTTTTTGAAGCTACCCCAACTCTGCACTGCTGAAGGGTTTACGGATGTTTGGAATATAGTGCGTGCAGATTCTTGACGACTCTCTCCAACAAGTCCCCCAGCACACCAAGCGATTATCAGTGCACTGGCGACCATAGTTCTCCTGTAATCACGTTCAATCTGATCGGGAGTTAGCCCTTGATCATCGATCCCGACAGTTTGGTCCGCTTGTAGGGACATGAGATTCCCCCAGGCGTCCTCTGCGGCTTCCAACGCGGTTGAGTAGGAATCGAGTTGAGACCCCTTTCCAAAATACTGATCCGAGAAGAACATCTTCTCCATCGAGTCAGCGAGCAGAAATGAAGCTGTTGCAGCTTCTCTCCAGTCTCCACCCGACCTGCATTCTTCGATAACGGTTTCGGCCTTTCGACTGGCATCTTTGACTCTCTTCCTCGCTGCTGAGCGGTCTATTGCTGAGTTGCTGTTGGATTTTGAAGTAGCAGTGTTGGAACTCAGAGTGGAAGTTTCCGAAGAGCCAGGGATTGATGATCCAGGCTGAGTACCCAACGAAGCGTTGTTAGTATGCTCTTCAATGGTCCCTTCGTCTTTCGCAGACTCACCAGCCACCTCGATCATCTCGGTCAAGAACTGATAAACGACGATAATAATGAATAACCATCCGAATAAAGTAATCACAGTAAACCTTGAGAACTAGACTGAACCCGACGGACCTTAGTCAGCAACGTTCGGTTTTTCTACTCTAACGAAAAGTTTGCATAAAACACGGACTTCTACCAGGGGGCAACATGCACCATAGAGACACAGGCAGGGCCGTGAATCTAACGATGAGACTCTCGCCTTCATGTTTTCTTCGATATTTGGTTATGTCAGTGCTGTATTATGATTGAACATCCCGGAGACCAGCTAGTCCCATACAAATGAGTTGAATTCCTAAGGATTGGTCATCTTGCCCCCACCATGTTTATGTCCATGTCGTATAGAACAATCTCTCCTACTCTTGACGGTGATGGTGCAGTTAAATGTGTTTGGTGCGGTGATACGGTTGCCAAAGTTACCGATGGAGAGGGGCTTACCACCACCCAAGGGCCGCCTAACATGTCTCCTAATAAGAGTGAGGATACCGAGGAGGGTGTGAAGATCTGGCTTGACTGTCTGGAGTGCGGCGCGACAAACGTGGTGCTAGGAGTGGACCAGTCTAACTAA